GCCGACTACTACGGCGGGATGATGACGGCGCTCTACGCCCTCGCATCCGCCGGAAATTTGGAACTGTACCCCGGCGAGGGTCCCGCCCGTATCCGTAACGAACTGGATCAGGCCATCGCCATCGCCGAACGGGACTACCCCGACGACGCCGACGACCTGCAAGCCCTCGCCGACTGGATCGCCGAACATGACGACGACGGCGAGTGGGCCGACCTGCCCCCCGCCCGCTACTGACCCCCACCCCAACCCCAACAGAAAGGCAAATGCCATGCTTACCACCCGCCACCGTCCCGACCGCACCGGCCACGCCCGGTCGCTGGAAGTGGATCTGCCCGCCTACTGGGCGTCGTACCTCATTAACGGCGACGCCTCCGGGCTAGACGCCGACGAACTAGAGGAAGCCCGGCAGGTCGTCGACTATCTGGCGTTCAGCGGCTACCGCATCGTAGACGTGGCCCGCAACTACGACCCGGAGACCGACTGCTACGACGCCGCCGACCCGTTCTGCGGGCGCTACGACGGACTACTGACCGAGATGCTTCACTATGTCTGCGATCATCACCCCGAACTGGATCAGTCCTAACTTGACCTCATGCACGCCGCCATGCAAGTATGACGGCACCACCCCAACAGAAAGGCAAACGCCATGAGTACCACCCCAACCCTTAACCCGTCCCTCACTCACCACTTCGTCATCGCCAACCGCGCCGACGGCAAGCCCTACGCCTACCTCGCCGACGACTGTCCCGACTGGCTCCGTGAGGCAGTCCGTGACGCTCACGACGGCGAGTCCCCAAATGACTGGCGCTATTGGGTCGCCCGGCGCATCGTCGACGACCTCACCGGCGACAACGCCCCCGACGATGACTTTCTGTATGACTACGCGCAGGTCTACGAAGTCGCCGACCGCATCGCCGACGTAGAGACGACCTACACCTACGACGTGTTGCAATGGGCCGCCGAGAACCTTTCCCGCCCCGGCTACTACGAAGTCTGGCTTAACGAACGCGGCATGGAACCGGCGCACACTCCGGTAGAAGGGCTCCGCATCGCCATGTTTCAGGCCATTCACGAGATGGTCATTACCATCGCCGACGCCATTGTGGACAACGTACTCAGCCCGGAAGTTTGGCTAGTCGCCCCCGCCGCCAACTGCGACAACTGCGAAGGCACCGTCGACGGTGACGGCGTGACCGACGGCCCCGCCTTGTTCTGCGGACCGTGCGCCGCTGACCCCATCGCCCGGAAGTGGTGACCGCCATGATCCTGAAACTCACCGCCACCTGCCCCGAATGCGGGCGCAAGTTTGACCTGACCGACGAAACAGACGCCGCCGAGTGGCACTACGGACACGACTGCGAGGACAACTCATGACCGAAAACGATATGTACGAACTGCACCGCACCCGCCCCGACTGGCTACCCGCCGACGCTGAACTAGACGGCGACCGTGTAATCGGATGGGCGCTCATGACCGAACGGGTACCCGGTGAGCAACTGGCACGCCCGACCGGTTACATGGTCATCGTCGACGGTGGCTACATAGAGACCGACCTAGACGGCGTGCCCTACCGGGCGAAGGTGCTGAACATGCTGGAGGCGTCATGATGCGCCGAGTATGGGACGCCCTGTTCGTCGTCTGCGTCGCCACGTCGCTGACCCTCGCCGCCGTCATCATCTACGGCAACATGACGGACCCGTCCGTCTGCTGGACCACTTGCTAACCGACCTCAACAATAGAAAGGCAACCGCCATGACCCACCTTCACCACCTTAGGGGCTACCCGTTTGCGGAACCGCCCCGACGCCATATCCCCCCGCATAGCCGGTGGGCGGCACTCAACCTCTGGCCTACCCATTTGGGCCACGTCGACGTCGCCCGGGACGTGCGTTCACGACTCGCATCTAACGGCGTGACCGACCGGCGTCAGGTCGCCCGTGTCACGACCGACGTGCTCATCGTCCGCCGCCGTGAAGGGGGGCAGCGGTGACTACGACAAGCGTTCAGGTCCCGCACGGCAAACGGTTCACCGTCCGTATCGTCCGTGAGGGCGACCGGTACGGGCGCAACGACTGCCTGACTCACGACGAAAGCGGGCCGATGGCGGAGTTCTACGACGCCACCTACGCCGACGACGTGCGGTTCGGTCCGCACGGCCAGTTCGTGAGCCGCTACTACGTCGCCACCCTTATGCAGTCACGGCACGACGGCAGGGGGCTGGACTTGTGCGGCTACGAACCGGCATGGACTGTCGACGCTCGCACGATGGAGGTTGTCTACGACTTCCTCGCCGCTAGCGGGGTTGTCTCCGACTGGCGGTAGGGTGGGCTGCGCGTGGCCTCCGTGCCCGATTCGCTTTTTCTTTCTCCTTTGGGCGGGTCGGGATGCGGGGGCCACGCCCATTTTTGCGCCCGGTTTTCGATGGGGAAAGTCTGTCACCGGACATACCGTGAGGGTCCCCCCGGCGAGCCCCAGCGAGCCGGGGACCCGATGTCTCGGAAAGTGTGTCAGCGGATCGTTTGTCTAGGGGGGTGACAGACTTTCCGAAAGTGCCGTTTTCCCTTTGTTTGTATGGGATTAAAGTCTGTCAGCGGACCCCTTCTCGTGGAGGGTGCTTGACAGACTTTATTGACACACTTTAGAGGGGCTTCGACGTGCGGTTGTATGTTGACTTTTGTCCCCTTCCGCGCCCTTCCGTGTATTCTAAGTACCCTTCTCGCACGCCTTGTGCGAGCATGTCTCGGGTGCGTCGGTTGCCTGCCCCACTGTAGTGGGTTGCTTCTGCCGGGGTCATCGGTCCGTGCTTCTCTACGGCTTCCAGCAGGGCGCGCAGGTTGCCCCGTTCCTGATCGTTCTGGAGGGTCGATAGGCGTAGGGCGGCGGACTCATACTCGGGGACCGAGTACATTTCCAGCTTCATCGGGCGCCCCGCTTCGGCGTCCCGCATCTTGTCGAAGTGGAGGGTGATCTCGGGGAGTTCGGCGTCTCGGGTCACGAGGATCGAACTGTTGACGGTGGATTGGTAGACGGATGAGCCTCGTGGCCCGTTTGCTACCGACTTGCCGGTGTGGTGGACGGCGAGGACGGTGGCGGGTGCGTCGTTAGCGAGGACGGTGAGCGCCGTCGTGATCTCGGACATTTCTTGCGCCGAGTTCTCATCGATGCCGCCCGAGAACATATTCAGGGTGTCCACCACGATGAACGTGAACCCCTTCTCTCGGACGTAGCGGGTCAGTCCGTCTAGCGTGGCCTGATCTCGGAGCGAGTGCCCGTAGGCGTCGCTGAACGTGATGTTTTGGTGCGGGTTCAGGTTCGGGTGCTCATGTAGCCACGCTGCGATGCGTTTCTTGTAGCCCCGGATGCCTTCCCCGACGAGATAAAGGACGTTCTGCCGCTTCGACTGCTGGCCGTACCAGTCGGCCCCGGACGCCAGCGTCAGGGTCAGGTCGATGCACACGAACGTCTTGCCGATGCCGGTCGGTCCGTAGATGGACGAGAACACACCTTCAGGGATCGCATCCTTCACCGCCCACTCAAGGTCGGGCAGTCGGGAAATGGCATCTAGGTCAAGTGCGATCGCTTCCCATCCCGTCTTTGATTCTTCGGCGTCGTTGTCTGCGACTGCCTGTTGTTGTTCTCGTACCCATTCTGCCAGTTCGACGGATTGGGCGGCGCGTTCTTGTTCGGTGAGGTGGGTGCGGTATCCGCCGTAGCGGGCTTCTGCGGCTCTGTCTGCGGCTGCGAGGTCTCCGTCGTGGTGGAGGTGGGCGTAGACGTGGAGGGCGTCGTACGGCGTCTCCTCGCTGAATATGGGGTCGCTGGAGGTGTGGCAGTAGAACACGCCGGTGGCGACGGCTCCGACGGTGCCGCTTGTGCCTTCGGTTTTGCCGGGGCGAATAACGTGGATTACCCCGTCTCGGTTGGTGTGGCTGATCGTCCATCCGAGTTGTTCTAGGTAGGCGGCGGTGTCGGCGTTCGTGGCGTGCCCGTTAAAGCGGTCCCATGCTGCGGGTGATTGTTGGAGTTCTTCTCGGGGTGTTGAGGGTGCGGCTTTTGTGTGGGGACGTAGGAAGTTGAGGACGGTGGCGGGTGCGAGCGGGATGGAGTCCAGCGTCGGGATCGTTCCGGCGTATCCGGGGGTTGGTGGGGCTACGACGAACCCGCCGTCGCCTCGCACGTCGATCCCTTTGGGGAATGAGTTGGCGTTGGTGAACGCTTCATCGACCCGCATGTAGATGTGGCGCCCGCCCCGAGGCGTTGTTACTTGCGGGTAGTTTGTGAAGTCAACGTCCCCGAGTTCGGGACGAACCTCTTGCCACGCCTCGTAGTCGTCAATGTCGATGACGACGAGTCCTTTGCCGGTGGCGATCCCGACGTTGCCGTTGGTCTCTACCTTCCCTGCTTTTGTTTGCCAGTCGCTGATCGCCGGTTCCTTCGTTCCCGGCTTCAGAGGAAACAGACGGTCCTTCACTCGGCGTCCTCCTCATCTGCGAGGCTGCACCCGTAGGCGCACGCTGCGTACCCGGCGAGGTCGATCCAGTGGTCGCTAAGGGTCGGGCTGGTGTACGCCCTAGCCACCTTCACCATCACCATCATCATCGCCACGTCAAGCCGGTCGAATTCGCACCCCGGCTTGTAGGCGTTCCAGAGTCGCGCAATGTCAGCGAAGTTGTCCTCTGGGTCCCCGTAATCGTTGTTGCGGTCCTTTGTTACGGCGTCAAGTGCCGCCGTCAGCACTGTCTCACGGTTGTTTCGTGAAGTCATGATCCCTCCTTTAGAGATGGAAAGGCCCCCGCCGCTCGTGGGTAGCGACGGGGGCCTTCGTGGTGTCCCCTACCTGCCTATGCGATTGGAGGCGCGGTGGGGACGGCGGTCGGGGCTGCCTGCGGCGCAGGTGTCGTTGCCTGCGGTGCTGCGGGCGCTGCCCCGACGGTCATTTCGTAGAGCTTCGCTCGGGTGGGCGAGACTCCGGTGTGGACGATGCGGACGGTGCCGCCGATGACGAGCGAGTCCTTGTTCTGCAACGCAAGGTTGTAGAGCATGGCGTTTTCGCACGACACCCGCTGTTCGGCACCGTTGGCTTCTCGGATGGTGATGACCGGAACGTCCTTGTCACCGTCGAAGTTTTTCCCGACGGCGAGGTCAACGATCTGGCCTTCGATGGAGTCGCCAGCGACGGTGAACTTCTTGTAGTTCCCGCCGCCCATTGGCTGAAGGTCGTCAAAGATGGACATTGCTTCTCTTTCTCTTTCTCTTGCTGGGGTTCAGGCGCAGGAAGGTCCTGGCTGATGATCCGCATTTGCGGAGTTCTTAAGCTCCCGCACGTCTGTGAGGGCTGCGTTGTACCCGTCTAGGTAACCGGCGTCGTAGGACGAGTCGTCGGCAAGGATCGCATCCACCTGCTTGTCGTGCTCCTCGTGGGAGATGACGTAGGGCGAGTCGATCACAACGGAGATGATCTCTTCAATCGTGTCGTCATCGGGCACTTCCATGTTCAAGGTCTGAAGCTGGCGTTTCGCCTGCACCGAGATGAAGTCAACGATCATGGGTTGCCCACCTTACTGGTGACGTATGTCATTGCAATAGCTCCTTTGGTAGTTCCAGTTTCGGCAAGGGGTTGTGGGGCATCGTCGGCTGCCCAAGTAGCTGTAGCCCGACTTCTCGTAGCCAGAGTGCGTCGGCTTCGTCGTCGGTGGCGTCGTGGTCAAGCCCGAGGTGTTGTATCGCTGCGGCTTTCATGGCGTCTTTCTTGGCTGCGCCGCTGCCGGTAGCGAACTTCTTTAGGGCGGTGGGTGCGACTTCGATCCAGGGGGTTTTCATGTCGTCCAGGGTGTCTCGGATGAGGTGTCCGAGATAACCCAAGTCCTCACGACCTTGCCGTGATCCGTAGCTGAAACCTTCCACGACGATGAGATCGCACGACCAGAGGCGGCTGTAGATTTCGGCGGTGATGACTTTGGCTCGGTAGCGCTTCCATTGCTGCGGGTCGAACCGTGCGGGTTTGGTCGGGAACCGGATGGAGTGGGTAATTCCGTCTGGCCTTGCGATGCCGGTGCCGGTGAACGACGGGTCGATTCCGCCGACACTATTTACCTTTTGCCGCATCTTGCTCCGCCCTCATTTTGAGGATTTGCTCTCGGGTCCAGCAGTCCTCATCTTGCTTAATTGCGTACTGTTTGCTGGACCATTCGACCGGTCGCCCTCGCTTCTTGTCACTCATTTGGCCTCATTTCATCGGGCACCTTGAACCCTTTTAGCTTGCCCATCAGCCAGTCGGTGACGCTCTTGCGGTTCTTCCCGTCGATCTCTGCGATGAGGTGAGCGTGAAGGTGAGCGTTGATCCTGGCTTTGATTTCGGCCACCGTACCTGAGAGGTCCGTGTCGTCAAGGTAACCCGGGGGGATCAGCAGGTCTTCCTCAACGACACGGACCACCTTCCGCCTGGGGGGTGCGGAGGTTTCAGGTTCTCCTTCAGGCTGAGGGGGGTCGCCTGCTGGGGAGATTTCTTTAGCGCCGGGGAACGCAATCGTGATGCACTCAACGATGTCGTCGGCTTCTGACATTGCGATCCAGTCGGCTAGCTGCCGGTAGAACAGCAGTTCGCCGGTGGTGAGCGACGGGAAGTTCCAAGTGTGTGCGACGCCTGCGGCGGCTGCGAACCCTTCGATCAGCTTGCGCTGCTCAAAGGGCATCTCTTTGATGCGCTGCTCTAGGCGACGCACGTCGGCTTTGGGAGCTTGGGGTTCCCGTTCGACAAGCCACTTGTTCGCCCGTTCCATACGCTGCCAGTCGCCGCCGTGGTCGGGGTGTAGTGACCCGCCGACGTAGACGCTGAAGGCGTTAAGGAACTCGGGTGTGTGTTCGTGCGCCTTGAGCCGTTCCCTGACCGGGCTGCTGTTGTAGACGTATCCCCCGCCGTTCATCAGCTTGTCCAGACCGGTTCGTCAACGTACTTGCGGGCCTTCTCTTTGCCGCTGCCTGCGGCTGCGATGGCCTTGACCCATTCCAGAACGTCCCTGCCGGTTTCGACGGGGAACATGCGTGCCCAGTCGGGGGTGACCATGAGCACGAGGGTGCCGATTTCGTTGGGGTCTCCGAGTGTGTCGGAGAGGGGGACGAGGTGTTGCCGTTCGGTGGCGTTCAGCAGGTAGTTGCGGGCGCCTCGGGTCTGCACCCTCGGCGGGAAGGTGGCGCACCATTCGGCCCACCGGTACGCCGCTAACTGCGGGGCTACAGCGTCCCCGTAGGGCTTCTGGTCGAACCCTCGTGCGGTGACCGACGAGTTCTTCGTCTTCGTGTCGCACAACCAGATGCGTTCGCTGGCGAGGGGGCCTGCCCGGAACTTGAGCGCCATGTCGAACCGTCCGCCGACCTTGGCGTAGTCGTTGAACACGGCTTGTTCAATGGCGACCGGCTCCGGCTTGTTTTCCACAAACCATGTGGAAATCTCGTTGATGTACGGACCGAGTTGTTCGTCCTCGGCGGCGGTCAGGGTCGGGCGGTTCTCCCCAACCAACCAATGTTCGATGACTTCGTGGAGCTTGGTGCCCCGGTCGGTAGCCCGGAGCGGACCTTTCTCGGCGGACGCCTCAAACCGTGCGTTCTTGACTCGCTGGAACGCCGCGTCTGGGTCGGTGGTCGCCATGTGAGCGAGGCTCCCCATGTTTTCGATGACCCATTTGGCGGTCGCTTCGACCGTCCAGTTCTCTAGGACCGGGTTGGCGAGCACTTTGGAGGCGACAGTAGACGCCGACACGAACACTTCGTCGTTTGGCGCCTTCCTGCCGTTCCATTCGCTTGCTCCGATTGGCTGCTTCATGATGGCTTCCTTCCGAGTAGGAATCTGATAAGGGAGGCTTGCAGTTGGAGGCGACGTGTCTTGCGGTTCGGCTTGAACCAGTCGCTTGGCGGGAAGTGAACGTCACTCTTCTTCATCGGGTGCGCCTTCGCTGAGGAACTGGGTCACGTCGGCCTGCGAATACAACTTCATGTTGTCTCGGGCGAACACGGGCGCAGGGGCTTTGCCTGCCGCTACCCATCGTCCCCATGTTGCTTGGTGGACGCCTGCTTGTTCTGCGGCGGTGGTGCCGCTGATGAGTTCCATCTTCTCCTCCATCTCTCTGCATGGCACCTTGCCATGCGGTTTACGCGGGTGTCAAGGACCGAGGCGATTTGACCTCGGCATGGCGGTATGCTATCGTGGAGGAAACCTCACAACACAAGGAGAGAACCAAAGATGGATACCAGCCAGCCAATGTGCCCAGTAGACGACAGCCCGCTGACCCGTCGTGATGACGGTTGGGGCGATCCGAGAGACTACTGGTGCGACGTGCACTATCACACGGTCAGCTTTGCAGCGGCCCACGATCTGCACCCCAGCATCATGGACGTTGAGGAGGCAGGTTGATGCCCGAGTTCCGAAACAAGACATACGAGACCGTCTACACCGAGCTAGACGAAGTGCTCGGCAAATCTGCCAGCGTCCACACCCTGTCGATCAGGCTTGCGCTCCCCGAACGCACCATCCGGTCGGCGCTGTCACACCTCTACAAGCGGGGCCTCGCAGACAAGCTCACCGCTAACGTCTGGACCACCGACGTAGACGGCGAACTCCACCCCCACAAATGCCGCTGCGTTGAATGCGACCCCGACTGGCACCGAGACTTGGCGAGGTTCTGATGCTGCGACCAGAGAACCTTCGACGCACCACCGACTCCGCCGAGAAGCGAGCGTGGGCAACCAACCCCCCGCTCGCCAAACTCATGGACGAATACATCACCTACCGGAGTGCGATGGGCGACTACAACGACCGAACCGCCATCACCGCTCGACGGCGGCTGATGAAGTTCGCCGCCCACACCGACAAACCCCTTGCCGACATAACCGAAAAGGATGTAAGGGACTGGCTCACGTCGATGGACGTGCGCCCCTCCACCCTCGCCGCCTGCTACTCGGCGCTCAACACCTTCATGCAATGGTCGTGCGACGACGGCGTGATCGACCGCAACCCCTGCGTCAAAATCAAACGCCCCAAAGTCGTCGTCGGTGAGAACCGATCACTCACCGCCAGCGAGGTAGAAGCTGTCCGCCACGAGGCGCAACGGATGAGCGGAGTCAGAGGCCAACTGCTGTTCTCGCTGCTGCACGGCGAGGCGTTGCGAGTCGCTGAAGTCGCCGCCATCCAAGTGGAAGACATTGACTTCGACAACAACTCGCTGTACGTCCGAGGCAAGGGCTACCAAGGGAAGCGTTCACGGCGCGTCCCGATGTCGCCCAACACCGCCAAGTTCGCCCGCCGCTACATGCGGCTCCGTAAGCACGGCGAACGGGGTCCCCTGCTTCGCAAGCAGAGCAGCGACGAGCCGTTGAACGTGTCCCGCATCGGAGAGATCGTGACCTCGTGGATGCAGCGGGCCGGTGTCAAGCAAGGCGCCTTTGACGGCGTGTCTGCTCACGCCCTGCGCCACACGGCAGCGGAGGAGATTGCCGCATCGACCGACAACGTGCGTATCGTTCAGGCGATGCTCGGTCACAAGAACCTCGCCACCACCCAAACCTACCTGCGACGAGACGTTGACGGTTTGGACGACGTACAGGCGGCGCGCTTCTCGTGAAACGACTAGCTCCCCTGCTTCTTTTGGCGTTGTCGTGCGCCCCCGACGACCCGCTCTACGATACTCTGTCGCCAGAGGGCGTGAAGGATGGCTTCGCTGCTGAGGCTACTGCATCAGCGGGACACGCTGGTTCGATCCCCGCCACGTCCACCACGACCACAACAACGACCACCACGACGACCACGACGACGACTGCGCCACCGCTCGCCGTCTTTAGAGACACGGTTGAACGCTGGCGTCCGATGGTCGCTGATGCGATTGCGTTGAACGGCGGCGATGACGACGACGTGCATCGTTTCCTGCGGATCATGCAATGCGAGTCCGGTGGCGATCCCGATGCGAAGAACCCGAACTCTTCAGCGTCAGGGCTGATGCAGCACTTGACCCGCTTCTGGGATGACCGGTCTACCCGTGCCGGTTACCCTGGTGCGGACGTGTTCGACCCTGAAGCGAACATCTACACCTCGGCGTGGCTTGCCCTGACAGCAGCAGAGGGCGGATGGCAGCATTGGGTGTGCCGCTAGTACCCTCGCCGCCAAAGGTACTTAGCGAGGGCGATTAGCCGTGCCGGGTCATCTTTGGCTTGCCCGAGGGCGAGGTTGCAGGGGCTACAAACCAGCCCACGGATTTTGCCCGACGTGTGACAATGATCGACAACAAGCCGTTCAGCTTCGTCCTTGCAGACAAGGCACCGCCCCTGCTGGGCATCGCATAGCTCCTCGTACTGGGCGAGGGAGATGCCATACCGCATCTTCAGGTTGTGGTCCCTCATGTATTCCCGCTGGCAGTCGTCGCATCGGTTATGGACGCGCCTGCCGAACGTGGGAGAAAGGGTGTAAGCAGAGGGTCGTCTGCGACGCTTGCAAGCGGCGCAGAGCTTCTGCATTGGTCAGGCCAGCGAGACCAGAATCCCGCAGAGCGTCAGGAGGATCGTGGCGAGAAGCCCGATCTGCCATCGCAGATGCGTACTCATCTGCTCTAGCGCTCGCTCTACGGTACGGTCGATCCGCTCAACGTCGTCGTAAAGACCTTGTAGCTCGGTCTCCACAACAGCGATCCGTTCGTCTAGCCCGTCCATGCCATCGTCTACTTCTTCTTCGCTTCTTTGCGAATCTTGTTGAGTAGAGCCTGCATGTGAGGCGACTCGTACACGCCGGTCATTCGGCCCTTAGCGATTACTTCTCGCCAGTGATTAGGCGAGTCGATGACGGCGGTGCCTTCGCCGGGGATACCGACTCGGTATTCGTCGTTGCTGCTGTCGTAAGTCAGGAACATGCCGGAGCTTTCTGGTAGGGGGCCGTCGATCCAGCCCGAACTTGTAAGAGCCTGAAGGTGCCACCATTCGCTGCTGACCGTCTGCTTCAGCCCCCACTTGGCGAGGTACGGCTTGACTGCCTTGTCAGCTTGGGCGCGACTCACGCCTAGAGGACGTTTCAGGTCAACAGCGTGCCCGTAGCCGTCTGCCTGCTCCATGTGCCACGACCCTCGGGGCTTCCACGCATACGGGAAACTCTTGCCGGTACGCAGAACACGGTCGGGGTTCGCTGCCAGGTTGCCACGACCAGCCTTGTACCGGTCGTACAGCGCCTTCTGCTTGGAGTAGAGACGCACGGCAGGGTACGTCCCGTATCGTCTCAGGGCAGGCTCCGAAAGCAAACCTCTGATACGGAACTCCAGAATGGGGTGAACCCCACGAAGGTTGGCGTCCAAAGACATCAGTCGTTCAGGTCAGCCTCGGTGCCACGCTCGGTGTTGACCATCGACGGGTTTGCGCCGCCGATCGGCCCCTTGATGGCGGCGTAAGACTTCACAATCGACAGAAGACCGGCGACCAGAGATGCCTTAACAGCGTCACCGATTGCCACGTCAAGCATCCCTGCCCCATCGGTACCGACAAGGGCAAGGAACGTCTGGCAGACAGCCGCAATAGCGCGCTCGGCTGAATCCTTAAAGTTAGCGGTGGAAAACATGGTCCTTATTCTACGTCGTGTTTCTCAGTCAAGTCCACGATGACGCCCACCGTGTGCATAAATAATGCCGCTGCACTTATCCAAATGCCCTGGCGGAGCGTGCCGCCAGACATGGTGATGAGGACTAGGCCGGTTCCGCCGATAGTCCACGACAGCCCTGCGATTTCCCGCAGCAATCGACGGATCATTTTCTGCTCTTTCTATTCGGTCCACCTTGTGACGGGGGAGCGCCACCTGCGCTCCCGGGGGTTGGTGCCGACGGACCCGGACGGGCAGCGAGCGGCACAGGCATAGCTGTCGTGACGACAGCGGTTACAGCAATAACAGTTCGACGCTGCGAGACAGTCACGTTTGACCCGGATGGGACATACGTCTCGGTTGCGCCAGCAAAAATGTCTACTTCAGCCTCAAACGCTTCTTTGATTTCGTCGTCGGCGTCTTGGATCGCTTTTGCGACCTGCCCGATCTGGTCGTCTGACAACTCTTCGTAGTCGATGTCCTCAATGATTTCTGGCGTGATTTCGTCAGGCGGCGGCAGGAGAGTCGTCGTCGTTGTTGGGGGGATCGTTGTCGTGGGGGGCAGCGAGGTTGTCGTGGTAGGCGGCAACGTGGTCGTCGTAGGCGGCAGGGTCGTTGTCGTACTCGTAGTAGTAGACGTTGACGTTGAGGTCGTCGTCGGCGGAACCGTCGTCGTCGGCGGTAACGACGTAGTGGTCGTGGTAGGCGGCAGCGTCGTAGTCGGGGGCGCGGTCGTTGTTGTCGTTGTCGTCGTGGGCGGCAACGTCATGGTCGTTGTAGTTGGCGGGACCGTCGTAGTCGTCGTGGTCGTCGTTGAAGTGGTAGATGGCGGAGGCTCCGTAGTTGTGGTCACCGGGACCGTCGTCGTGGTCGTTACCGGGACCGTAGTCGTCGTCGTCGTCGTTGTTGAGGTAGTAGTCGTAGTCGTCGTTGTAGTCGTCGTCGTAGTAGACGATGTGGTTGTAGAAGTGGTCGTTGTCGTCGGAGCAGGGGCGTATCCGTCGTCGGACCATGAGACGGTGCCTGACCCTTCGGGGACGGCAAGTCCCGCCTGCTCTTGGTATGTGCGGAATCGAAGGACATAATCTCCCGGTTGCAGGACCATATGGATTTTTGATCCATAGCAGTTGTCCTGATCGTTATGGTTGCCGTCGTCGTCATCAACGATGACTGCGCCGGTGCTATCGAAGAGGCGCAGCCACGGATCAACGGTCGTGGCATGATCTAATGGGCACGCCACGTTGCTATCGAACGTGACGTGAAGAAGCATCTCCTCCTCCAAAGTGAAGGAGTGATCGTAGTAGGTCTGGTCGCTGTCTAGCGAAACTGACGACAGGGCAACAGCGTGGGGGGCAAACCAAGCCAGCACGAAAACGCTCGCCAGAAGCACCTTGGCGAACTTGCGTAGCTTGGCCCCCCAGCCCCGCATTTGGCCTTTCTAAGAACCTTCGACGGCTTCCAGGCGAGCAGTCAGTTCCTGCACAGCTTTCACAAGCACCGGCACCATCTCGGAA